GATGTTAAGAAGTTTAAAGTCTATGTTAAAGATCCTAAAACAGGCAACGTAAAGAAGGTTAACTTTGGCGATCCTAACATGGAAATACGCAGAGACAATCCGGCAGCTAAGAAGAGCTTCCGTGCACGACACAACTGTTCAGACAAGAAGGACAGAACCAAAGCAGGATATTGGAGTTGCCGCATGTGGAGTTCTAAACCTGTTAGTAAGATTGTATAAGGAAAATATAAATGGCTAGTCAAACAACAGTATATGCAGGTGCAATTTCAGCACAAACCTGGACCACAGATAAAGCAATGATCTCAACTGGTAGTAATAGTGTAACAGCACAAGTAATCCTTGCCGGTGAACCAAATAACAACACAGACACTATCTATAGTGCTCCAATTGTTATTCCTGCTAACAACACAAAATACATATATGTAGGTGTTGGCAACGAACTTACTATTGTTGGTACCAACTCCACAGCCACCGAAGTAGGTGTAGCATCAAGTGCCGACGCTGGGGTATGGAATATATAACATGCGTAGTCGTGAATTCATAAGAGAAGCTAATAAAAAAGGCAAACTGTCACATGTTGCTTCATCAGCTTCCCCAGGCGGACTGCGTATTGATGGGTTTTACGGATTGTATAGATCGGCTATTGCAATGGCTGGGATGGATCAAAGTGGAAACATGGAGCACGACATTGACAGCGAAAGTTGGATTGGTACTGACGGATATGTTGGAACCTACACCGATGAAGAAAGACAGTTAGCCAAAAAAGCATTTGCAAAAATTGGTATGAGTAGCAGTGACTTTGGTGATGGATCGCCAAGTCAGGAACCTCCAGCAGTTAACACTGCAAGCCCGATTATTGGTTTCAAGGGCTATCCTCGATAATATGTACGAATACAAAGCAACACTAGTAAAAGTAGTTGATGGCGACACAGTTGATGTTGACATTGACTTAGGTTTTGGTATATGGATTCACAACGAACGTGTGCGTATTATGGGAATCGACACCCCCGAAAGCCGAACAAGAGATTTAACAGAAAAAAAGTTTGGTCTTGCTGCAAAGAAAAGATTAAAAGAATTACTAGGAAAAACTGCGGTTCTTAAAACACAAATTAATAAGAATGGCGAAGATATGAAAGGCAAGTTTGGACGTATCTTGGGAGACTTTATTTTAGATGACGGCCGTTTAGCAACAGAAGTTATGATTGCTGAAGGACATGCTGTTGACTATTATGGTGGCAGCAAAAAAGAATTAGTAGAAGCACACTTAGTTAATCGCGCACGATTGATTGCTGAAGGTGTTGTGCACGATGATTAACAGTATTAAAATTGGCGGACTTGGAAAACCTCAACCTAAACCTGAACCAATGGTTGCGCCAACTCCTGCTGAGTATACAGCTAATGCAGATCAGTTTGTGCGAAACATTCAGCCTAAGCAGATAGACGAGTAACAGTTACATCTGTTGCACCAATGTATTTTTGCCAACTTTCGTGGCGTATGTTCATTGGGATATTTCTAATACAATTTGCAATGTCCCAATAATCTGGTGATACTGGTTGCTTGATTGGTTTCCATAGGGAACTTCCCTTTCTTGAATTGCACGATCCACATGCAGTTACACTATTTTCCCATGTTGTTTTACCACCTCGACTAATTGGTATAACATGATCTAGTGTCAAGTCTTTTTTTCCAACAACTTCATCGCAATACTGACAAGTGTATACATCCCTGAGATATAATCCTTGTCTAGTAAAACGTGGTTTTTTTCTAGAACGTTTAAATCCTCGATTGGATACAACAACTGCTGGCACTCGCATATTCAACTTTGTGCTGTGAACCACCCAATCGTCGTGCCATTCTAGCACAGATACTCTATCAAGGAAAAACAACTTAATTGCTGTTTGCCAACTAATAGTCGACAGCGGCAAAAAACTTACAGGTTGGTAATCAGGTGCTAATATTAATGTACTATTCATGTCAACAGTATTTAACTGCATAGCACCTGGCATAGCAGATAAGTAATATTATGAGCAAATCACTTGACGGGGTACTAATCAAGAGTCCCCATAAAAAAGAAGAGTACACTGAAAACCAAATTCGAGAGTTTGCTGCTTGTGCTGATCCAGTAACTGGCGCTGACTATTTTATGAGAAATTTCTTTTTTATACAACACCCTGTGCAAGGGAAACTGCAATATAAACCATGGGAATTCCAGGAACGTTTGATACAAACGTATCATGAAAATAGATTTTCAATATCAATGATGCCCCGGCAGACTGGCAAGAGTACTAGTGCAGCTGGTTATTTACTTTGGTTTGGTATGTTCAAGCCTGATAGTACAATTCTTGTTGCAGCACACAAGTATGCCGGCGCACAAGAAATTATGCAACGTGTGAGATATGCATACGAAGCATGCCCAAACCATATACGAGCTGGTGTTGTGAGCTATAACAAAGGTAGTATTGAATTTGATAACGGAAGTCGTATTGTAGCACAAACAACCACTGAGAATACTGGACGTGGTATGAGTATTACATTATTGTATTGTGACGAGTTTGCATTTGTTCGGCCTACTATTGCTAAAGAATTTTGGACATCAATCTCACCTACGTTGAGTACAGGCGGCGGCGCTATTATTACTAGCACACCGAACAGTGATGAAGATCAGTTTGCATTTATTTGGAAAGGTGCAAATAAAACTGAAGATGAATTTGGTAATACCAAAGAGCTAGGCATTAATGGGTTTAAAGCATATCGAGCATATTGGTCAGAGCATCCTGACAGAGACGAAGATTGGGCCAACGAGCAACGTGCTATATTAGGAGTTGAACGATTCCGACGCGAAATGGACTGCGATTTCATTATTAACGACGAAACACTTATCTCCCCAACCAAACTAGTTGATCTTGAAGGTATTGAGCCGCTATACAAAACAGGACAAGTTCGTTGGTATAAAAAGCCACAAAAGGGTAAAATTTATGTAGTTGCACTAGACCCTAGTCTAGGAACTGGCGGTGACCCAAGTGCCATTCAAGTGTTTGAAGCTAACACCACAGAACAAATAGCTGAGTGGAGGCATAATAAAACTACTATCCCTGACCAGATTCGAATATTAGTTGATATTATTAAACACATCAATGACGATGTGCAAGATCCGCAAAGTATATATTATTCAGTTGAAAATAACACACTAGGTGAAGCAGCACTAATTACTATAGATCAGTACGGCGAACAAAATATACCTGGATATTTCCTTAGTGACAATAGTGTTGTTAAAGGCAGCGGCAGACGCTTCCGCAAGGGGTTTACTACTACAAATAAAAGCAAAGTGTCGGCGTGTGCAAAGTTAAAAACACTTGTTGAAACAGACAAAATGCTAGTTCGTAGCAGAAGCTTAATAGGAGAATTTAAAAACTTTGTAGCACACGGAACTAGCTATTCAGCAAAACCTGGCGAAACAGACGATCTAGTTATGTCTACAATATTAGCTATTCGTATGTTGCAAATTTTAACAGGATATCACAAAGAACTTGATACACACATGACTGATTTTGGAGAGGACCAAATTGAACCTTTGCCGTTTGTGGCAATGTTTTAATAAATAGTATTATGGCACAAGATAACAACGCAGCACAACAAATTTTCGATACAATAGTCACACGAGACTTTGATCCCAAGGCACTTGATGCTATGGGTAAACCTACTGTGAATGCAAATGAAGCTGATTTGATTTCGTTTAATTTTAAAACAGAAAACAAAGATTACGGAACAGTGGTTGTTCTAATAAACGGCGAAAGCGAAATTGAAGTATACTACGGCGACAATCTGGGCCGCGGTATGGAACGTGATGACCGTAGTGACTGGTATGACTTCCTTACAATTATTAGAAATATAGCAAAGCGCAACTTGTACACATTTGGTCTTAACAGCATGAATAGATTAAAGTATTCAATGCAAACTATGGCACAGCTAGCTGAAGGCTGGAATGGTACAAATAAAACCAGTTACAATAAACAAGGCCCGGCAAAGCTTATTATAAAACATTCAAGAGCACTCGGCGAGGGCGAAGCACGTTTTAGAAACATTGAAAGTTTGTTTGTAGAAAACAGTGTGGGTGAGAGATTTAAAATGCCATTCCGTAGCATCAGTGGTGGTAAAGCAATGGCAAGACATGTAACAGAAGGCGGCAACCCATACGATCAGATTGGTCAACACATCAGTGACACAGTTAATGAAATAGCAACACTGGGCAAATTTATTAGAGCAAGCAAAAATAAAGCGTTTGGTCAAAACGAAGACGCACTACGTATTGCAGAAGATGCAGTTAAACATTACGCAGACCTCAAGCGTAAAGCAAAGAAAATGATTAGTCGCAGAGGCTATAAAGATATCTTTGCATCGTGGGATCCAATGGCAATTACTGACCTTGATGAGACCATTGACAAGGTAAGAGAAGTATTTTCAACAAATACACTTGATACTCGTATCGAAGAAGCTCTGCCGATATTAGCAAAGATACAGGAAGAAAATATGAAAGAAGCAGATGTTTTTGAACAGTGGGCAGACCGCATCACCGAAGGTACGTGGGCAGTTCCTGAGACAGTAGAGCAAAAGGCAGAACTAGCAGAACTTATGCGTGAACCACTACGTTGTGGCCCAGACGGATCTTATGCAACAGAACAATTATACAGTCTAATTGGTGATGATTCGTTGTTTGATGACATTTATGAATTAAGCCAAACAGACCCTGATGCTGATTGTAGACCACTAGTAATGGCTACACTTGCAGAATTTGGCATTGAGCTCGATACCAATGAAAATGCGCCAGCAACTAGCATGCGCCCAATGGCACGACCAACTAGCATGCGCCCCCAATCTCGCCCAAGCAGTAATCTCGGCGGCACTAGCGAACTATCTCCAATGGGGCAACCAACAGGTAGTACTAGAGGTTTTAAGCCTTTAGGAGAAGATGAACAACTAGATGAAATGGTTCCGGTTGCAGCAGCAGCAATATGGGTGCTTAAATTTGTAGCAGCAAGAGGTGCATGGCCAGTACTAAAATGGCTACTAAAAAAACATGCTGGTAAACTTGCAGTAGGCGCAACTGGGGCATATTATATGGATCAAGGATGGGACTGGGTCAAAGGCGCAATTGGTGAAGAATATGCACAAATGCTCATTGATAACAAGTTTGAAATTGGCGCAGCAGTTGCACTCGTGCTAGGCGCAGTTGCACTTAAAAAGTTGATTGAGAAACAAGGCGAAAAGTTTATTAGTGCAAACGACTCCATAAATGAAAGTCCTACTGAACAATTAGCTGCTATTCAAAAAAACAGAACTGCACAATTAGCCGCTATCCAACAAAACCGAGATGATCTTAAGGCAAAGATGAAAAAAAGCAGAGATGACACACGTGGAGTAGTAGAAGATCCAACACAAGAAGAACCACTTACTAACACAAATCAACAAGACCTTGATGATGAAGACATGACAGAAGTAACAGACATTGACACAGGCAAAACTGCATTAAAAGCAGCCCGCGATCCAATGTTAGAAACAGAAAAAGAATTAACTAGATTATTACACTTAGCTAGAGGCTAATATGACCACAGAAATAATAATCCCTGATCAGTTGTGGCTGATTAGGGATTTCTTCCCTCAAGAACAATATGCATTTGTTCGTAATTTATACAGAAACGCAGAAAATAACAAATTGCAAATGATTTATGACAATCGTTTGCTTACCAATTGGGCTGAAACCAAAGAACCAAATGACATATGTGCTTCTTGGGCATCGTACTTTAGTGAGCTCTGCGGTGTTAACTTAACGCCACAAGTTGGGTATGTTGATATTACGTTATCACATGCAAAAATTATGATGCATCGTATACACCGTGACATTAAATTTCAAGTACAGATTCCGTTATGCACAATAGCAGCCGACACAAACCAATATGCGTTTTGTACATCAGACGATGTTAACACAGCAATGGGCAAAAATGATCATTCTCCAAGTCGACTGATTACTGCTGACGAATGTGTTTACGTTCCTCATGACCCTAGGAGTGCAATTGCATATTGCAATAATCCACGCATTTTCAATGGTATGATGAATAGCATACCAGAAAACAGCATGCGTGAAACACTATGGCTTAACTATCAGTAGCTAAGTTATACTGGAATGCTATGCTTTGACGTGTGCCGGATCCACCTATAACTTGATGCACTTTCTGATCAGTATTTAAGTTAAGGTATCCGCAATTCTCTACTAGCGGAGCCGTAACTGTTGGATTGACGTGCATAAATTCTGCACCATACAAACGATCTTCGTGGTCTTCGATATGTTTAACATCAATATATATTTGCAATGTAACAATAATTTCAGCACTATCGCCATGCGGTAGACAGACGAGGTTTGGCAAGTCGAGCCAGAATTTAGACACCATTAAGTTTAGTTTGAGGTCCAACATTTTTTCAAGATGTGGACCTATCATACGACCAATTTCTTGTAGTGTCTGATAATCGGCACCGTTTGCTAATAGTAAGCGGTTGTGTGGCCGACTTATTTCAAATGTATTGTCCATGTTTACATAGATGCTTTGCATCCACTTTAGTGTATCGATGTCGAATGCATTATGTAACCACCACAAATTTGGCGCCGCAAGTTTAAATTCACTATCTTGCCCAAAACAGTTGACTTCCGCTGTGCTTGTGTTATTATGTATCATGTGTATATTTAATCCAATTCAATCGTCTCAATAAACTTTACCTTTTTCGTTGACGGACTAAATAAAAGCACGTATACTTGTATAGTGTACGTTAAGCAATACACAGATGCGTAGTTGCGCATTGTTAAATCAAAAAGAGTAGTAGTTGCTACTCGTAGGCATATAGGAAAATAAAACATGGCTTCATTAGCAGAAATCCGCGCACGTCTTGCAGCGGCAGACAACAAGCAAGGCAACAACCAGTCACACGGTGACGGTGCAATTTATCCACATTGGAATATGAACGAAGGCGATAGCGCAGTGCTACGTTTCCTTCCTGATTCGGATAATGGTAACACGTTCTTTTGGATGGAACGTGCAATGATTAAACTTCCATTCAATGGCATCAAAGGCCAAATGGATAGTAAGACTGTTATAGTACAAGTACCTTGCATCGAAATGTGGGGCGAAACTTGTCCAATTCTCACAGAAGTGCGTCAATGGTTTAAAGACAAAAGTCTCGAAGACATGGGTCGTAAGTATTGGAAAAAACGTTCATACATCATGCAAGGTTTTGTACGTGAAAACCCAATCTCGGATGACACCAGTGAAAAAGCAATTCGACGTTTTATTATTGGTCCTCAAATCTTTCAAACTATTAAATCAGCATTGATGGATCCAGAGCTAGAAGAACTTCCAACTGACTATGAACGTGGGTTGGACTTCCGCATTAGCAAAACAGCTAAAGGTGGATATGCTGACTATTCGACAAGCAAGTGGGCTCGCAAAGAAACACCACTTACTGCAACAGAAGCTGAGGCAATCGAATCGCAAGGTTTGTATAACTTGGCTGACTTCTTACCAAAACGCCCAGATGAAACGGCTATCAAAGTAATGAAGGAAATGTTTGAAGCTAGTGTTGATGGTCAATCGTACGATGCAGAGCGTTGGGGACAATACTTCCGCCCAGCAGGTATGCAAGCACCAGCCAGCGGCGTATCTGCACCAGTAGCAACACCAGCAACACCAGCGGCAGCACCAGTAGCAGAATCGGCATCAACTGATACTGGTTGGACAGATGTTGCACCAGCAGCCGAAGCTCCAGTGGCTCAGGCAGCAGCAGCTGAACCTAGCAGCAAAGCAGAAGATATTCTTGCTATGATTCGCAGCCGACAAGCTGCAAACTAAGTAGCAATGAGGGCAAGGTTTATTTCTTTTTCCTTGCCCTCAATAACGCTGACACTTGGGTGTAACCAATGCTATCAATAATTGATAAAAAGCTGTTTCCTGACAAAATTAACGTTATTGAACTACCTGACGGCAGATTTGTGTATCAGATACACAAGAATGGTAGCACTACACTTGAAAAAATAAAAATACGTTCATTATCACTTGACGAAATTAAACAACTTGATACTGTTGATATCTTTGTAAGAGACCCGTATCAACGATTTTTGTCTGGCATAAAAACATATGCATTTAAACTTAATGTGGACATAAAAGAATTATGCAAAATTGTAAACGATGTTTACTTTCTAAACAATCACTTTTGTCCTCAGTTATTTTGGATTATAAATTTGCATAGATTTACAAATGCTAAAATCCGAATTAATCATTTAGACTCATTGACTAGTTTAACAGATATTAATCTCAATAAGCAAATAGGTTACAATGATCTAGATATATACTTTAGCAACAACAATCAGCTAAAACATTATCTTGAACTTGATTGTGCACTTTATGAAAATTTTTTAAATCAAACAGTTGAATTTAGTACTATACAAACTACAATTAAGGAAAACTACAGTGAGCTTTATCAAGATACATTTGGATACACAAAGTTAATATGGAATGCCCTAGACTAAAACATTTTAGGCGAGTAAACGGTGATGGTACTATTGGCATATGCGGCCATATGATTCTTCAACCTGAATTTAACACTCTGGAAGAATCAGATGTGTGGGTAGTTCCTTTGCAATCTCAGTTTGCTAACAATGAGTGGCCATCTCACTGCAAACGTTGTAAAGATACAGAAGAATCCGGCAGAGAAAGTATAAGAAATTTCTCTCAAAAAAGACACACTGACCTTGTTGTTAAAAATACAGAGTATTTAACTGTCGGCGGAGTATTAGATACCTACTGTAACAGTGCATGTTTAAGCTGTTCGTCAACATTAAGTACTAGAATAGCTAGTTTAAATAAAAGTCCTTTTGTGCGAGATAACTATCAGGCTTTTACAAAATTTCCGCAAGACAGAATTTTACAATTAGACATAAACGGCGGTGAGCCGGCATACAGTAAAAACTATCAAAAAATCTTACAAGAGTTACCTCCAAATCTGATATACCTGCGTATAAACACAAATGGACACAAAGTCATGCCAAATATTGAAAAAGTATTAGACAAGCAGGTTCATGTTAATGTAACTTTAAGCCTTGACGGAGTCGGTAATGTGCATGACTATGTGAGATGGCCGGTAAAATGGAAGAATTATACGCAGACTGTTGATTCATATATCAATTTGCAAAAAAAATATCAAAATTTAACATTAGATTTTTGGACAACGTTGTCATCAATGAATTTAAACAATTTAATTCAGATTATCAGCTATGCTAAAAACAAAGGCATTCCCCATGGGTATGCATTGCTCGAAACGCCGCATTGTCTAAGTATCAAAAAAACAAATTGGTTGACTAAACGATATCAAGGCAACGAAGCGTATGTAGCAATTGAAGATAACAACGACGATGAATTAAATAAGTTTCTTGTTAAACAAGAAAAACTTCGACAAATTTCGAGGATTCAGGAATTGGCAGTTGACAACAACGATAAAATATAGTACAATAGTAACATATTAGGCAAGGAAAAACGCAATATGGCAAAACCATTTGATATCTCAAAGTTCCGTAAGGACATTACAAAAAGCATTGACGGATTGTCAATCGGCTTCCACGATCCAACTGATTGGATTTCAACAGGCAACTTTGCACTTAACTATTTGATCTCGGGAGACTTTAACAGAGGTGTTCCTCTTGGCAAGGTTACTGTGTTTGCAGGTGAATCAGGTGCAGGTAAGAGTTACTTTGCTTCAGGTAACATTGTAAAACACGCACAAGAGCAAGGCATCTTTGTAGTACTAATTGACTCAGAAAACGCACTTGATGAGAGTTGGCTAAAAGCACTCGGAGTTGATACTAGCGAAAGCAAGTTGCTGAAACTAAGCATGAGTATGATTGACGATGTTGCTAAAACAATTTCAACATTCATGAAAGACTACAAAGCAATGGCAGACGAAGAACGTCCTAAAGTTCTGTTTGTGCTTGACTCACTTGGCATGATGATGACGCCAACTGATGTTAATCAGTTTGAAGCTGGTGATATGAAAGGTGACTTGGGTCGTAAGCCTAAAGCACTAACAGCGTTGGTTCGTAACACAGTCAACATGTTTGGTAGTTATAATGTAGGCATGGTATGTACCAACCACACTTATGCATCACAGGATATGTTTGATCCAGATGATAAGATCTCGGGTGGGCAAGGCTTTGTGTATGCATCAAGTATTGTTGTTGCCATGCGCAAACTAAAACTCAAAGAAGATGAAGACGGTAATAAGATTACGCAAGTAAAAGGTATTCGTGCAGCATGTAAAGTTATGAAGACACGCTATGCTAAACCGTTTGAAAGTGTGCAAGTTAAAATTCCGTATGAAACTGGTATGAATCCGTACTCAGGGCTTGTTGATCTGGCAGAAGCAACAGGCTTGTTAACAAAAGTAGGCAATCGGCTGCGTTTTGAAACAAGCAGCAAAGAAGAAATTCTACAGTTTCGCAAAGCATGGGAACGCAACGAAGGCGGCTGCTTAGATAAAGTTATGGCAGACTTTAACAAAGTAACAGAAGAGCTAAGTGTATCAGAAGATGATGTACTTGAAGATGATACCCAACCACTAGTTGACGAAGCACAGGAATAAACAATGGCAATAACACCACTAGATTTAGCTGCAATCGTATGGAAAGATTGCAGAAGCCATCTACTACAAAACGGCGATATCCGTGACGCTGCCGAAACAGTAGTAGCAACGCTGATGGAAACGTATGACGAAGCAGAAATTCGCGAAGCGTTTAAATTTGACGGCGCTATTAAAATGGCTGTAGGAGATTATACAGGATCGCACGACGAATCAGACATTGAGGATGATATCGATGACGATGTTAGGGCCGATCTAATCAATGACGATGGCGAATTTGACTACGATGAGTATTAAGATACTATAATGTGGTATGGTCGCGTCACGCAAAATCTTGCAAATATTCCAAATTTTATTTCGCACTTTGAGCAAGAGCTTAATGCAGCAAAAGCTGAATGTCGAGTTGGTGGTGTAGTCGAAAAAAATATTAGTGCCCTTCCGGGTATTACTGAGCATCGCTTTAATCAGTTACAAGAGATTGAAGCGGTGCTCAACTTTCTCAACATACAGTTACGCAAAATACGTCGAAAACACTTTCAAAAGTATCTAGAAGGATACGCTCGTGCGTTGTCTAGTAGAGATGCTGAAAAGTATGTTGACGGCGAAGATGAAGTGATTGACTTTGAAACGTTGATCAACGAAGTTGCATTGTTGCGTAATCGATATCTAGGTATTATGAAAGGCCTAGATACCAAGCAATGGCAAATGGGGCACATTGTAAGACTGCGAACATCCGGAATGGAAGACATTGAAATTTAATCCATACTAGTTGACGAGATACATACTAGTGCATATAACGTAAATTGAAATGCACTTGAAGGATTAGAAAATGAGCTCGTTTAGTAGCCCCTTAGACAAATACAATCATTGTTTAGAAAACATTCTATCATATTTTCGAGAATACGATGATTTCATGGAAAGTGTTAGTAGAGTTCTTGACATCGGCTGTGATGTTGAAGCTGAAACAATGACATGGTGGGCCGATGCTACTACAAACGATTCAGCCCAAATTCCTTTAAATATCCAATGTGTTGGTCTTAATACGTTTGAAAAATTAAATAAACGTCACGATAGCATTGCATATCAAAATCACGACATTGAGACATTTAATAGTACTAAAAAACCTTTTGATATTTTATTGTGCTACGATCAATTGCAAAACATATTAAATCCATACGCAGCATTGTCAAATTGGTGGCACGTTGCTGACAAAAATTCAATGTTAATCATAGCAGTACCGCAGACAACCAATACAGAATATAATGTTCTTGAGTATAATGTTAAATTAGAACAAAAGTATCATTATACTATGCCGCAATTGATCTATATGTTAGCAGTAAGTGGATGGGACTGCCGTAGTGGGTTTTTCAAAAAGACAATAGGTGATCCATGGCTGTATGCAGTTGTGTATCGCAGCGACATTGAACCAATGGACCCAAGAACTACAAATTTATATAATCTTGCTGAAGAAACAAATTTATTACCATTAACAGCAGTACACAGCATATCTAAATATGGTATGTTGCGACAACGAGATTTAGTATTACCGTGGTTAGACAAGAACAACATGTGGATGGAGCAACAATAATGGGAATTAAAGCAGGAAAGATTTGGGGTGGAACAGAATTAATCCATGCAAACGGAGCATTAGAGTTTCACCGTATTAATTACAACGCAGGATACAAGTGCAGCGAACACGCACATGAATTCAAGTGGAACGGATTCTTTGTTGAGTCGGGCAAGATGCTTGTTCGAGTTTGGCAAGATGATCAAGGACTAGTTGATGAAACTATTCTTGAAGCTGGGGACTTTACGCAAGTGAAGCCCGGCAAAATTCACCAGTTTGAAGGTTTAGAAGACGGTGTCGCTTTTGAACTATACTGGGCGGAATTTAATCACGATGACATTGTTCGTCGAACAAGTGGAACAGCAATTGGGAAATCTAATACCAAATGAAGCATTGATATATGAGCAGAGTAACGATGTTATCTACGCTCATTATCGTGACCCCCCGTACAACAAAATACCTCGTTGGATCATCGGCGGCTCCCCTGCCGGTGTTGCAAGAGCACAAGGTGCCTTTTTAAGCTACAGTGAATGGAAAGAGATGTGCGAGTTAAGTTTAGAATATCCAACTTTAAAAAATCTAATGGATCAGCTGGTTACAATGTATTACACAGTGCAAGATTATAAATGAAAACTAATGTGTTTTTAAAAATTGACAGAATGGACATGCATGGTATGCATTGCCTACGTTTTTGGCTAGAAACGTTTAAAGACTATCCAACTTGGATATTGTGTGACAGAACCGAAGAAGATGGTGGCCGCCCTAAAATATTAGACACTTGCTTCATTGACTATCCTGCTACGCAATATGTTACTAGCAATAGAAGTTTAGTAAGTTATCTTAAAGAACTCAAACCCCGTAAGCGTAATATGGCAACTGCTAACCTAACAGGGTTCGAATTAAGCAAAGACAACAGTGACAACTTCTGGATGATTGACGCAGACGACACACAGTTTTTAACGCACAGGTGGGATGCACTCAATGATAAAATTCACAGTGCTGAAAACTATCTAGTAGAGCACAAGTTAGATGGATTTAGTTTAGACTTTTACAGTACACACAATGCAGGCTGGACCTTTGGTGTAGCATTGTTTCGCAGTGCTCTAGACTGGACAGAGTTAACACAAATTACAGGCGACGAAATGCGTGACTTCATGTTTCCACGTAACATTGATGCTGCATTCCATTGTATGCGAGAAAGAAAACTGTGGAAGCTGGAAAGTTTTGTGTTCAGTGGCATGAGTTTTCAGCATGTGTACAACAATTATCCAGACATGGTCAACGGAGTGTACTACTGGAACAAAGGCATGCTATGGGACATTCCGTTACCTGACAGGATTGTTAGCATATGACGTTGAATGTAATAGTACAAGCAGGTGGACGCGGTAGTAGACTGCGTCATCACACATGGAACAAACCCAAGTGCTTGGTCAGTGTGCATGGAAAACCCCTGTTGTATCATTTGTTTGATAAGTTCTCAGACGCACGTTTTATTATTATTGGTGATTACTTGTATGACCAATTGGAAAACTATTTACAAGTTGATCACCCTGATGTTGAATACAAGCTAATTCATACAAATGAAAAAGGCACATGTGCTGGCATTGATCAAGCACTGGATATGGTACACGAAGATGAATCAGTGTTGCTGGTCTGGAGCGACTTGATTATAAATGATCTACCAGACTTTCCGATACATTGTGACCGCCCTATTGTGTACCTAACTGATGCATTTACTTGTCGATGGAGCATGCAATCATCTGGAATAGTTGAATCGCCTAGTGAAACAAATGGTGTCCCGGGTATATTTTATTTCACCAGACCGACTAGTATCCCAAAGCCGCCTGCTAGCGGCGAGTTTGTAAAATGGTTTAGTAAAAATGTTGTAGACTTTGATACTATAACAACAAACCAAGTAGAAGAACTTGGCGATTTTGGCACAATAGAAGCAAACAACAGCAAGCTAGGTTTTTGTAGGTTCTTTAACCAAGTTGATGTCCAAGATGATGTTGTTGTTAAACAAGCAATTGACTCAAATTACGCACACTTGATAAAACAAGAACATGCTTGGTACAGTGCAATTAGTGATTTGGGTTTTAAAAGAATACCAAGCGTGGGTGCAGACTCGCAGCATCTCACGATGTCCAGAGTTAAGGGCCAGCATGTGTGGGAAATACAAGACCTTACGCACAGAGAACAGCGCAGTATGCTAGCAGACATTATATACACACTGCAAGACCTGCACAGCAAAGGGCAACAACCTGCCAACAACGATCAAATAAAACGTGTTTACATTGAAAAAACACAAAATAGGGTAAACAGCGTTAGTAAGATTATTCCTGGGTTTGATAAACCAAGTTTTACAGTCAATGGTGTGAAGTGTATCAATATATTTCACAGTGAACATTTGCACTTGTGGGAGCAAATCAATGCGGCATTACAAGCAGTGTGGTTTAATCCTATACACGGAGACCCAACTTTTTCTAATATAATTATTGATAACAATCTCAAAGCATGGTTTATTGATCCTCGGGGTTACTTTGATGAACCTGGTGTGTTTGGTGATCCGGTGTATGATTTTGCTAAAGTGTACTACAGTGCTGCGGGAGGATATGACAACTTTAATCGCCGCAAGTTCAAACTGCACATTGACGATGGCACTTGTGAAATCATTATGCCTGCTGCACCTACTGCTGGCGTTGCAGAAGGTGTTTTTGAAGAACTATTGCCTGATTGTGTAGCAAAAATTGAATTGCTGCACGGGTTAATTTGGCTAGCACTTAGTGGGTATGCCAAAGACGATATTGACAGTGTAATTGGTAGTTTCTATTATGGGTTGTACTGGCTAAACAAAGGGTTAACAAAAATACAATGATACCATTTAAACTTAGTGACAATTTAAAACACACATGGTTCTTTGACCTGGATGGAACTATATTTAAACACAACGGGCTGTTTGACGACGGGCACGATACATTGCTGCCTGGTGTTGTTGAACTGTGGGATATGATTCCAATGGATGATACTATTGTAATTACAACTGCTCGAGAGGATCAGTGGAAAGATGCAACTCTACTTTTTCTCAAGGAAAGCGGAATACGATATGACCATATACTGTTTAACTTGCCAATGGGCGAGCGCATTGTTGTTAACGACGACAAACCCGAGGGATTGTTAACAGCAATTGCATGGAACGTAAAGAGAAATCAAGGATATCAACTATGATTGTAGTATTAGTTACAGGTGGATTTGATCCATTGCATAGTGGGCACATTGCCTATTTTAAAGCAGCAAAAGAATTAGGTGATCGCTTGATTGTTGGGATAAATTCTGATGAATGGTTAACCCGTAAAAAAGATAGACCGTTTATGCCCTTTGAAGAACGAGCTGCTATTATTAGAGAACTAGGCGTAGTTGATGACGTTATTGAATTTGATGATAGTGATAATACTGCTTGTGCTGCAATTAAACAAGTACTGCGAATCAAGCAACGAAATTGTAAAGTTGTGTTTGCAAACGGCGGCGACAGAACAAACACTACTACACCAGAGTATACTGCATACGGTGAAAGAAGTGATATAGAGTTTGTGTTCGGAGTTGGCGGTGAAGATAAAAAGAATTCAAGCAGTTGGATACTTAAAGATTGGGCTGCACCTAAGATAACCCGGTCGTGGGGGCATTATCGCAATCTATACAAAGGCGATGGATTTCAAGTTAAAGAACTTGTTATTAATCCACACAGTAAACTTAGTATGCAAAAACACCAACATCGCAGCGAAACATGGAACCTGGTGTCGGGCACAGCACATGTAGTTGTTAGCTATGATATTGATCCAACCGATGAGTCAGCCGGACCGATAGACCTTTTTCCAGACAAGCCTATAAACATCCCTAAGGGAGTATGGCATCAAGGGTGCAACGACAGCGACAAACCTGCTCACATTGTTGAAGTATGGAAAGGTAACAGCGAATTGATGTCTGAAGAAGACATTACACGGTGGGACGCTGAATAATGGAATATATTCTCACAGTTTACATTGGATGGGACAGTCGCGAACCTATTGCAGCAGATGTGTGTCGTTACAGCATATTAAAACATGCAACTATTCCGGTGGACATACAATTTCTAAAACAAGACGATTTACGCATGCGTGGATTTTATAGTCGCGAAGTTGATGCTCTTGCAAGTACAGAATTTACATTCACCCGTTTTTTAGTGCCAGCACTTAACAATTATCAAGGTACTGCTATCTTCATGGATAGTGATATGATACTAGTAGACGATATTGCTAAACTCATTGAGGATGTTAATCCTGAAAAAGCAGTAACTTGTGTTCAACATAACTATACTCCTAAAGAAGGTATAAAAATGGACGGACAGCAACAAACAGTTTATCCACGTAAAAACTGGAGCAGCATGGTTGTGTGGAATTGTGCACACAAAAGTAATAAACAAGTAACTGTTGATGTTGTCAACGACCCAGATATAACAGGTGCATACTTGCACAGATTTAGCTGGCTTAACGACAGAGAAATTGGCGCAGTTAACCCAGAATGGAACTGGTTAACTGACTGGTATGTAGAACCTCGTGACGGTCGCCCCAAACTTTTGCACTACACCGAAGGAGGTCCATGGTTTGAAAATTATAAAGATTGTGCGTATGCCAGTGTGTGGAATGCCTATTATGACGAATATTTAGAAACATTAAAAAATCCCACAATCAGTGCAAGTGATTTAACACTTCCTGAAAAACTTAGAAATGATATTAAAGATTTATTAAAACTACGCTGCGATCCTTTTGGTATATTTAGCGAAGACAGTGTCATTGACGTCATTGAACGTATTACACGATCTCATAATACCCCAGGCTGTATGGGCATTGTTAACGCTGGCGTTACTCAACCAAAAGGAGAATCGAAGTTGGATGTAATAGTAGAGAGTTTTTTATTAGGGTCCAACGGAGTGTTTGGTGCAAGCAAGCACGTAGAATTAACTGATTTGTCAGTACCAGTTGTAGTAAGAGGTATTGCTAAAAAGAAAGTAATACATAGATGCATAGAAGAAGAGCGAGATTTTTACTACATCGACACTGGCTATTTTGGCAACGGCAAGCATAAAAAATATCACCGAATTACTAAAAATGCATTGCAATACAGTGCACCATTGTTCCAACAGTGCCGAGATGATAGACTTCTCAAAACAGGTGTTACAATTAACAGACATCTCCCAGGGAGAAATATCTTGTTGTGTCCTCCTAGTCAAAAAGCACTGTCTTACTGGGATGTGGATTTAGCAGAATGGTTAGAAGCAACAATCGATGAAATTAAACAGCACACTGACAGGCCTATTGTAGTCAGGGAAAAACAAAGCCGACATGCTCGAGTTAATGTGGACACAATGGAAATGGCACTATCCCAAGACGTGCACTGTTTGGTAACTTACAACAGTATTGCTGCGGTAGAAGCATTGATATTTGGAAAGCCTGTGTTCACAATGGGACCAAATGCAGCACAGCCATTGGCTAACACAGACTTAAAGAAAATTGCAAGTCCTTATATGCCGTCTATTTCTGAAGTTAGAAATCTTTGTTGTAACTTAGCATACAATCAGTTTAACCCCAAAGAAATGCAAGACGGCACTGCTTGGCATATTTTGCAGGAGAACTACAGCAGATGACGTGGGATTATGATGTTGTTGTGTACTTGAGCAGTCTTCCAAAGATTCGCAATCATAATATTAAAGTACAGATCATGCGAGCATTTGCAGACGGCGCAAGACAATGTGGTGCCCGTGTGTTAGTTGATGAAAATTTGCGTGATCGGCAATTACATCGTGCAAAACTAGCAGTAATCATTGGGTGGGTCGGTATGAGCTATAGTGGTCCGCACATTTATCATAGAGAAGCTATTATTAATCATCAAAAGGCAATTGGCGGTAGAGTTATGAGCATTGATGGAAGTTGCTTTAAGTTTCACAAAGAACACGAAAACATGTGGTTGCGTTACAGTCTTGGCAGTGTGTTTTACAACGAAGGTGAATATGCTAACAGTGCTAGCAATCACAATCATTGGCATATGGTGCGTGATACATTAGGACTTGAATTAAAGCCATGGAAAAATTATGGTGATCATATCTTGGTGTGTTTGCAGCGTGATAACGGCTGGAATGCCAAAGGCTTTGATCAAATAGCTTGGATAGAAAAAACACTCAAACTCATACGCAGTTGCACTAGTACCAATATCAAAATACGTCCGCATCCAGGAACTGTGGACAAACCATGGGCTGCATTAATTGGCAATCATCTAAATGTAGAAATCGTTGACAGTACCAAGCGCACACTTCAACAGGATGTTAAGGGTGCAAAAGCCGCAGTGTTTTACAACAGTTCAAGCAGTGTATTGAGTGTGTTAGAGGGTGTGCCGACATTTATCAATGAAGAAAGCGCAGTTACTTGGGACGTTGCAAATCATAATACTAGGAATATTGGAAATCCTAGAATGCCAGACAGAGAACAGTGGTTGAATAATTTATGTCAAGCACATTGGACTATTGCACAAAGTCGAAATGGTGAAATATATCGACACTTTGAACCGCACTTACCAGCCTAGTATACAGTCGTTTCTCACAGTGGCTAGTTGAATCATTCCCCAACTTTTCAACAATTCAACGCTGCTATACTGTGTGTTTTTAGTAATGCCTGTGTCCTTGTGTAGTTTTTGTTCAACTACAATTACTGGACGATGCTGTTTAATAGTTTGCTCTGCACCTTGTAGAATAGATAGTTCATAGCCCTCGCAGTCAATTTTAATATAATCAACAGCATCAAATTCTAAACTATCCAACTTGTGCATGTCAATGGATCCGCTGCCGATTGTATTGTTGTCAACATGACTGTGGCCGGTGTTACCTTCGGTAACAACCATGTCAATGGTTGTGTCTTCTGGCCCTAATGCATAAGGACGAATGTCTATATTGTTGTTAGCAACATTTTTAACTAAACAATCACGAAAGTCGCTTACTGGTTCAAATGCAACAACTTGTGTGAAATGCAGTGCAAGGTCCCTGCTCCACAAGCCAATGTTTGCCCCAATGTCAAGTGCAACACTTTTTTGCTTTACATATCGCAAGCTTTTATGGCGCACAGGTTCTTGATACACTGGCTCAAAACCTTTGTCTATATTCTTATCCAGCATTTCTACAAAGTGTGTGTCTTGGGCTGGAAACCACCAGCCATGTTTCTCATACATTTAAAATCTTCTTCCAATATGGATGGTCGCTGTGCAGTTTAACTTCTTTTGCTTTACTGTGTCCACGTTGTTTGCGATTGCCTTTCATGTGATCCAAATACATTCCTAGCTTGCTGTTAATAAACGGGTGTCCTGCTAGTCCTTTGGTGTCAGGTTCGGGATTGAGATCATAAAAGCTTGCACCTTTGTTATCTCGGTAATGTTTTCTCTGCACATCAAACAAGTAACTGTCATGCCATTCACGTTCATTGAACATAGTGTCATTGATGTACATCCCGGCAAAGTCGTTTATAAACTCAATGCCCTGCGGGTGCCGACGATTGTACCCTACCCATCCGCATTCGCTGTGATATCTATCAGTTCGCCCCAGGTGCGTTGCAATAAAATCATCTGGGCTAATACTGTCTAAAAATTCAACACTTAATGGACTATGGGTTCGGCTGTCTGCGTCTAACCAAATAATCCAATCGCTGTCAACAGTGTTTACTGCGTGGTGCACTGCAAAAACTTTGTAACAAAATCTTACACCTTGCCATTTAAAATGTTTACGTTCACTCCACTCGCCTTGGTTGTGAGGACCTAACCCGCCGTGTGCTTCGGGGTTGTTAGCATGCCGTTCAACAAAACTTTTGCACTCGTTGCTAACACTAAGCAGCTCAATGCAACGTACATTTTTCTTAGTTATTTTTGGTGTGCAATTTTCTGTATAAACAATCAAATCAACACTGTCGGGCCAATGCTGTTCAAATGATTCAATCATCCGTTGGCCGTATAATTCCAAGCCCTCCTGATGAAATGTGGTAACTACTGTATAACGTTTCATACGAGTATTTATAACCGTGATCATTAACATAGCATATTATTTAGACCAATGCGCTCAGAACAGTCTCCCTGTGATGAAAGCATTCCTTGACAGTTGCAGATCAGCAGGTATAACACCAGTTGAAAACAGTTTAGATTGTGATGCTGTGGTTATATGGAGTGTGTTGTGGAACGGACGGATGGCAAAGAACCAAAGTGTGTACGAACACTATCATGACCAAGACAAGCCAGTTATTGTAATTGATGTTGGGGCACTCAATCGTGAGGTAACCTGGAAGATAGCAGTTAACAATATCAATGCTATAGGATACTACGGGCATCAGCAAAACCTAGACTGGGATAGGCCTGCTGCCCTGGGATTAGAATTAACTAAGTTGCCGCACAAGAGTGACAGTATATTACTAGCACTACAACATCGTAAAAGTTTGCAATGGAAAAACATGCCTGATCTTGTAACATGGACCAGGAATAGTATTGCTGATCTACGCAAGTACACAGACAGACCAATAGTAATTAGACCGCATCCACGCAGTCCTGCATTTATTCCTCTGCATCGATTTATGTTGGAAAACTTTGTTAATTGCACGATGGAACAACCTATAAGAATAGATGACACCTATGACAAATACAACATTGACTACGGATATCATGCAGTAGTGAATCACTGTAGCGGACCTGGCATTAGTGCAGCAATTGCCGGCGCAAATGTGCTAACTGATTCGAACAGTCTTGCATATCCAGTTAGTACACACTTAGAACATATTGAAAACCCTAAACCGGTAGACAGAGAACAATGGTTTGTAGAAATATGCCACACTGAATACACTGTGGAAGAAATAGAACAGGGCTTATGGCTAAAAAGATTAAAAGACTTACTGGAGTAGACGGTGTAATAGACTGTGCTTGTTTGATACACGACACACTCTACGACTGGGCGTATGTGGACAAACTTTACCGAAGTTTATGCCGACATCTTACTCCTACGATTAGAATGCATATATACACAGAAAGCACACGACATGTTCCGCTGCCTTATATCAAGCACGAACTAGAAGAATGGGACGGTGTTCGGGGACCTAAGAAAAGTTGGTGGTACAAGGTGCAATTGTTTAATCCGGTATATCACACAGGTCCAATGTTGTACTTTGATTTGGACACTGTTATTGTAGGCAATATTGATTGGTTATGGCAGGTACCATCAAACAGATTTTGGGCAGCACGAGATTTTAAATACTTAATGAAAAGAAATAAATTTTCAATCAACAGCAGTGTAATGTGGTTTAATCCAGAAGTCTATAAAACAGTGTACACAGAGTTTGATGTAAAATCAATAATAAACAACCCAAGATGTCCTTGGCACGGAGATCAAGACTATATCTATGAAAAAGTAAAAGAATGTGTTAGTTTTTATAGCACAGATCGAATACTTAGCTACCGCTGGCAAGTGGCACAAGGTGGATATGATTTCCGTTTTAGAAAACACAAAGACCCTGGTGCTGATAGTGTGATACCACCAGGTGCAAGCATACTAGTATTTCACGGAAATCCCAACCCACACGAAGTCAAAGATAATATAATAGATCAACATTGGTGCTAAATACATGTATAATAACACTAACGCGGCCGCAGTTGCGTGGTGACTATAGTATTTCCGGGTCGTGCTACGCTTAACTGCGGCCACCTAACACTGCGGTAATATAATTTAAAGTTAGGAAACAATTATGGTTATGAGAACAGTAAAACTGCTAGGAGTAGAAATTGCTGACGCAAACTGGACCGTCCTTTGGGATGGTGTAACAGTAGCAAGCGGCGATGTTGTTGCAGGAAATGCAGACGATGACTTTCTAGGTTATCAAGTCATGGGAACCTGGACATTTGAAGACACCGGTTCAACTGAGTTAACTGAGCACTCACTGAGTGTAACAGTTAATTCGGGTATGATAAAGGTCGGCACGTTGTGGTTTAGTACACCTGGTCTAGCAAGTACCGACGCATCGACGGGCCACTATGCGATCACTGATGCAAACAATACGTTAATAGGTCCAGGTTTCTGGAGTTCAAGCAATATTGATCCATTCGGCGATGGCAGTGATACAGCACTAGCTGACCGTTCGGCTATCCTCATCAATGGTGCGGCACCGACTCTAGAAGCAGATCAAACTACAACCGGTACCGAGGCTAACCCAACATGGGCAGGCTGGTTCTTTACTGTGTGCGCAGGTGACGAACTTACTTGCACAGGTAGATGTCCAGCACAATGGGTTGCTGCATAATCAAGCATAATACACAATATAAAAACGTTAAAGGCACCCTTGTGGGTGCTTTTTTCTTGACAACATCATTGTTCTGTGCTAGTATATTAGTATAAGAACAGGAGTACCACCAGTTTGGAAGATTCAAAATTTAGATTGTTTTGTTTACATAAATGGCATGAACACCGCGATGAAATCTTTGCATGGACACGCTGCCCGGCAGATTATGATAACAAGTATTATTTTAATAAACACCGATGGATGCTTAAACATATGTTTAAAGAACAAAATAATGAAAATTAATGGGCTAACTGTAAGACAAGCAAAATTGCTTGAGAAACTTTCAGACATAGAGTACGAAAGTGAAATGGAAGCATGGATGATCACGCTGCCGTCAGGTATTGTGGATGAAGTTCATGTGCTGATCGAACTAGTTATTCTTGAAGCCATTGAAGCAGTGATTAGTGACATGGATGGCAAGTATCCAGAAGTGCTTAACATGATTATGAAATGCAAGAAAAAGTAAGAAATAGAGGAAATTATATTGTCAATACATGAACCCACTCCGCAAGAAGAAATTGATGCCTGGCTAGCCAAAGGCAATGAGATCACAGTATGTGAGCCCAATGCCCGCACTGAAGATTTGTTAATAAATCTATGGCAGCGCAAGCGCGGCCGCCCAAAGGCACCAAAAGCAAAACCTGAACCCAAGGGTAAAAAATGATGTTATGTAAATGGGTGAGGTGTAAAAATATCGGTTGACATTGCAATAAAACTATCTTATAATGTATACATAAGCTGAAAAAGCAAACACTGTAAGGAGCTAGACATGCGTAACGCAAAACAAACAGAAGCTAATACAATTAAATTTGAATCTGATGATGCAGTAATGAAGCGTATTGAAACCCGCTTTAACATTCTACATGATATGACCAAAGCAGTTATTGCCGGCGATGTTCGTGCAATGATTGTAACTGGACCACCGGGTGTTGGTAAAAGCTACGGTGTTGAAAAAGAACTTGATAAAAGTTCAATGATGGATGCAATTGCTGGCCGAAGTATTAAGTACGAAGTTGTTAAAGGTGCAATGACTGCACTAGGACTTTATGCTAAACTGTTTGAGCATGCAGACAAAAATCACGTATTAGTGTTTGATGACTGCGATAGTGTTCTTATGGACGAGCTTAGTCTCAACATCTTAAAAGCTGCACTAGACAGCGGCAAGAAGCGTGTGCTGCACTGGAACGCTGATAGTGCAAAGCTTCGTGTAGAAGGTATTCCAAATAAGTTTGAATTCAAAGGTGGTGTTATCTTCATTACCAACGTTAAGTTTGAAAATATTCGCAGCAGGAAACTGCAAGATCACTTGGAAGCATTGCAGAGTCGCTGCCACTATTTGGATCTTACACTAGATACAATGCGTGACAAGCTCTTGCGTATCAAACAAATTTGTAACACAGGTGAACTGTTTAATGGGTATGATATTAGCAAAGCACAAGAAACCGAAATACTCGACTTTATGAATGAAAAGAAAGACATACTTCGTGAAATGAGTTTGCGTATGGCGCTGAAAATAGCTGATCTTACAAAAGTCTCTCCTAACTGGAAAGAACTTGCTGAGAGCACTGTTATGCGCCGTAGGTAAAACAGATCGTCATTTAAACAGTCTAGCTCCTGGACGATCTAAAACTTGGCGGGCAGTTGAAATATACTGCCCGTCCTTTTAAAAATAAAAGAGATTACATGAAGACCATAACTGTTAGACTTAGTAAAAAAGACAATCATAATACTATTATGACTTAAACTTTCCTTTTGGTAATTAATAATATGATACATGTAACTTGGAGACCAGGGTGCTATGGGCATTATGTTATGCAATCAATTTATGCATATAGTAACTTAGGCAACGGCGCAGAAATAAAAATTGAATCTACTGGCAGTAGCCATGGGTTTAACACTAAAACTCATTTTTTGCACGATCACAAGATGGAAGAAACTGCAGATGTGATAATTGCACCAAGCCCGGGGCATTATTTAGATTACCTAAACAATCAACTGGTGAAACAAGCCAATAACAATATAATGGAAAGCTTACAAAAAAACTTTCCAAATTTTATAGAAAACCTATGTAAATGGAATACTATTACAAATTCAGAATTTGTAATAATTACAAAACCTTGGGCTATAAGAGAATACATAAGTTTTTGGTTAGTTGATAACGTAACGGCATCATATCCAAATATTGAGGGACACATAACAGCACTGGATCTATTTAATAAAAATGTATTTCCAGATTTAATTGACCGTTTGGGCTTGACTTTGATAGCAGACACTGCTACAATGGAGAGCAATCAATGCAATTGGATAGCACAACAACGTTATCATAACTCGCAATATCAATGCAATGCATGGTTACTAGACGTTTTAGAAGACCGCAACGCTGAGTCTCCATGTCAAACCATAATAGATGAAGCATATGTACAACATTGTTTAAGAGAAAAAGGATATGAAATACGCTGTAATGGACTTGATATATTTCCAACAAATAGTAAAGATTTGCGAGAACTAATTTATGAGAACAGCAACACTAGTAATAAACGATGAAGTTAACTTAAAAATCACTGGCCTAGAACTGGATGTTCGTAAAAAGCTAGTTAACACATTTAAGTATGATGTACCACACGCAAGATACTTACCAGCAGTTCGGCTAGGCCGATGGGACGGCAAAGTTGCATACTTCCAAATGGGCGGCAGTACATATTTAAACTTGCTACCTGATATTATTCCTATACTTGAAGACTTTAACTACGATATTGAAGTGCAAGACAACAGAGAATATCAAACTGTGTTTAAGTTTGAGCCAGTCACTGAGGACGCTTATGCTGATATACTTTGGCCAAAGAATCATCCAGCAGTAGGGCAGCCTATTAAGCTGCGCGACTATCAAGTTGAACTTGTAAACAGTTTTTTAGAAAACCCACAGTGCATTCAAGAAATTGCAACAGGTGCAGGCAAAACTATTATGACTGCTGCATTAAGCGAACGTGTTGAAAATTATGGACGTTCAATTGTTATTGTACCAAACAAAAGTCTAGTAACACAAACTGAAGCAGACTATGCAAATATGCAATTAGATGTAGGTGTGTTCTACGGCGATAGAAAAGAGTTTGGACACAAGCATACAATTTGCACATGGCAAAGTTTGAATGTGTTGCTAAAGAATACCAAGAATCACACAGTGGACATTACTATACACGATTTCTTAGAGGACGTGGTAGCTGTTATTGTTGACGAAGTGCACATGGCTAAAGCAGACGCACTAAAAACATTGTTAACTGGGGTAATGAGTAAAATACCACTGCGTTGGGGGTTAACAGGTACAGTCCCTAAAGAGCAATTTGAATTCCAGGCGATACACTGTAGTCTAGGCCCGGTGATCAATCAACTTAGTGCTAGCAGTCTACAGGAAAAAGGCGTACTTGCAAACTGTCATGTAAATGTTGTACAGTTAGTGGACAATGCAGAGTTTTCAAATTACCAAAGTGAACTAAAATTTCTTTTTGAAGATAAAGGCAGGTTAGACACTATTGCTAACATGGTGTATGAAGTAAATAAAACTGGCAATACACTTGTACTAGTTGATCGTATTAGTGCAGGCACTGAACTACTCAGCAGATTAGGTGACAACGCTGTGTTTGTAAGTGGCTCAACTAAAGCAAAAGCCCGACAAGATGAATATGACGAAATTGCTACATCAACTGGTAAGATTATTATTGCAACATACGGTGTTGCAGCCGTGGGCATTAATCTACCACGTATTTTTAATCTGGTACTATTAGAACCTGGTAAAAGTTTTGTACGAGTTATACAAAGTATTGGACGTGGTATTCGTAAAGCAGAAGATAAAGACCACGTTCAAATCTGGGATGTAACCAGCACTTGTAAATTTGCCAAGCGCCACTTGACCAAACGAAAAGTGTTTTACAAAGAAGCAAACTATCCATTTACTGTAGAAAAGTTAGTCTGGAATGGATAATCATTATCAACTTGGAGTTACTATGGAAAAAATAAAATGAGAATATTAACACTAGATAATACTGTATTTGATTTGGATACATTACCTGAAGAAATTGACGATATGCGGTTTGCAATATTTGACAACAGTGATCCAACAAATGCAGATCATTTTTACATTCCGTTGATTTTCTTAGAAACGTTTAATAGTCCAGCACTAGTGCTTAAAATTGGCAATACTACTATGAAAATGCCAATTGACTGGCAAGTGTTGATTGGAGAGCCAGATGTGGGCGATCTAGAGATGCTAGCACTTACTAGTATTAACGATAGAGGATTCAAAGTCTTTGAATTTAATCCGTTAACTAGTTTTGCTCCTACTTACTTGGATATTGAAATTGTTGATGTGTATCAGGATGTAACTTGGTATGTACCAAAGTTAAAGAATGGGCAAATGCTAGCAGTTCCAATTGATGATGGTTATAAGCCTCGTTGTGTTTACTTTGTTAAAGATATTTCTAGGAACTGCGAAATTGTTGACATCATGCAGGCATTCTAATGATTTCTGTAAAACACATATACAAACTGTTAGCAGGCGACAGCAGTCTTAAACTTGCTGTTGTATACACCATTGGGCATATCCTAATTGCAATTGTTTGTGTAAGAGTAATTACTGGTGCTAGTTTAGAACTTGCCGAAGTAGATGCATTTGTTGAACCTATTATCAATGGATTTTGGTTTTACTTTTTGCATAAAGTTTGGAGAAAACGCAATGAGCGATAAGCTCAACATAGCAAATGAAATGCGTTGCTTTGACAGCAAAGATCGAGATTTTTATGACAGTCTGACAGACGAAGAGCGCAAAAAGTTTTCAAACTATCTGATGATACGCTGGGGAAGCAGTGTACAGGGAAGTAGCGAGCTACAAGAATATTACTTGATATCCTGCAACGAGCGCTTTAACAAGCATTTCTTTGACATCAACAAACATCCAAAACTACAATGGTTGTGTGCAACAAGTGTTAGTCCAGGTATGGGTAACCATAAGCACCAGTGGATTGCGCCTAAGAAAAAAGACAAAGGCAACAACATAGCAAAGAAAACGCTGATGGAGTTGTATCCTGCAATGAAAGCAGATGAAATTGATTTACTAAGTAAATTGGTAACCAATAGCGAACTGAAGGAATACATGCGTGATAGTGGCACCGCAGACAAAAAGTGAAGTCTATGTTTGCAAGTATTGCAAACGCGAGTTCAAGCGAGAAAACAGTCTAGCTGTTCATCTGTGTGAACCAAAAAAGAGATTTCAAGAAGAAAAAGAAGTAGGTGTACAAATAGGTTTACAAGCCTATTTGCGTTTCTACGAAACAACACAAGGCAGTGCTAAACTAAAAACATTTGCAGATTTTGTTAAAAGCCCGTATTACAAAGCATTTGTGAAGTGGGGTAGACACTGTCAGGCTATTAACGCTATAAACGTACCCAAGTTTTTACAGTGGATACTAGCAAACAACAAAAAGATAGATCACTGGTGCAAGGAAGCTGTATACGATGAGTACTTACAGCAATACATAAAACGCGAAGCATTGCAAGATGCACTTGAGCGTGGTATCAAGTACAGCATGAAATGGAGTGACAAAACTGGTAATCCAGCACATGATTTTTTGCGATATGGAAACGAAAACACCATAGCATTTGCAATATCAACTGGGCGCATTAGTCCGTGGTTGTTGTTTAACAGCAAGTCAGGGCAAGACTATCTTGAGAATATGAACGGTGATCAGATTAAGATAGTATGGCCTTGGATTGACCCAGACTTTTGGCAGAAAAAGTTTAAAGAATACCCCGATGATAAATTATATGCAGAAAAAATACTTAAACAAGCAGGCTGGTAAAGGTTGACAAGTTGCATTATATATGTTATAAGTAAAGCAACATAAAGGAGATACCAATGGGATTAACTCGACCAAAGGCAGCGCAAGTTGCAAAAACACCTAAACACAAAGACAAAAAGTTTTATCTTAGTATAGTAAAAGTAGCAGCATATCTAACTGCTTGTTATGCATTGTACCAAGGTGGCGTTGTGCTAGGCGAAGCAATATACACTGAACTAATGCCAGAAGCTAGTCTAGGTCACTGGTTTACATATGCAGCAGGGTTGTTTGCAGTAGCAAATATTGCATCGTTTATTCGCGAATTAGCATGAGTGCAGACGTCGACATTGACTTTGCTGACAGGCAAACAATCATTGATTTAATTCAATGTACTTCAGCCCGTCAAAACGAACAAGGTCGACGTCACAACTCAGGTGTGTATGTTACACCCGTTCCGTATGATGCGCAAAATAACTGCGCTAACATCACATACGAAGAGGCACAAAGTCGTGGATATTTTAAACTAGATTTTCTTAATATGAGTGTGTACACATTAGTACGAGATCAGCAACACTACGACAACTTGTTAGCAAAAGATCCCCAATGGGACTTGATGTGGACTGACAGTGAAATTGTACAAAAGCTGGTGCATGTGGGTAACTATGCACAACTACTCAACGAAATGCAGCCAGACAGCATACCGCGTATGGCTGCATTTATATCAATTATCCGACCAGGAAAAGCACATTTAAAAAATAAATCCTGGGATGAAGTATTTGCTAGTGTGTGGGACGGTGATAGTACTGATGGATTTGTATTCAAAAAAAGTCATGCAATTAGCTACGCAACGCTAGTGGCACTACACCTTAATCTACTCTGCGAACAAGAGTGATACTACGGCGTTTAATTTTCTTACGTGAAAGTTCTGCTAAACTTGTTGCAGGTCCAAGCAGTATGTTTACATCTTTATTAATAAATGTCTTAAGATAAGGTCTAAACTGCTCCCAATCTTGCTTGAGGAATATGTTGATAGGTATGCTACGATTGCTTTCCCACCACCACTGCGATGCTAACTCAATAAAATCTCGTTTGAGTTGATCGTTAACTATACCACCAAAATCATAGATAGTGGTGATTTGATCGTCACGATTTTGTACCACGCCCACATACTCATTTCCTGCATACGTGCAGAAAGTAATGAACGGGTATCTTTCAGCAATCTTTTCGAATAGCTCTACGCCCATAAATACCTTGTAATGGAGTTATAATTAATGTATTCTACCACTGTGTATTTATATCAGCAAAAGCAACAGGTGTTATTAGTCGACACCAGTGGGGCGTATTTTCAAAGGAGATGGCAACCAGTGTATGCTAAAAAATTAAAAGTAAACCTAGGTGTGGATAACGTCATATTATTTGAATTTATCAACCAGGACCAAAAACCCGTAAATATCTCGGGCAGCACAATCACATTCAGGATGATTAGCACAGACGGCGATGAATTGCTTATTGCTAAGGACTTGAATGTACTATCAGCAACGCATGGCCGGGCAAAAGTTGTGTTAACGTCTGAAGATTTGGATAGTATTGAATCTCAAAATGCTAGTTGGAGTTTAGAACGGGCAAGTGGTGATTTGTTTGAAACAGTGTTCACTGATGCATATTCCAGCGGCAGAGGACAAGTTGATATTGTTGACGGTGTTTATCCAAATTTTGTTGAAAGTACAATTCTTCAGCTGCCAGCACCAGTTAAGCAAAACACCCCAGCATCTGATGGCAACAGAAATTATACCAGCATGGCATATACGGCCAACAACACACTAACAACCTTCCAACTTGACTTTGATAATTTTACTGGAAATCTTAAAGCACAGGGCAGCGATTCGCAAATTGGTCCATGGTACGATATTGGCTCACAAACAGTTTACGTTAATCAAGATAGTCGCGATTATGTCAATGTCGATGGACGACACAACTGGATACGGTTTGAGGTTAACCAATATGGGTATGCTGCAAGTGCAGTTTGCGAAGTAAGCAACGGAAGCATCAGCAATGTTACATTAAATGGTGGCGGAGTTGAATGGTATGGTGCCGGCAATCCTAACGTTGTATTTGATGGCGGGCGGGGCACAGGCGCAACAGCAACAGCTACAGTTGCAGGTAATGTAGTGTCAAGTATTTCGCTGGTCACCACCGGACAAGGCTATATAACAGTACCGGAAGTAAAGTTAACTAGGGGTGAAATTACACAGATCCTCTTCAGATAAAAGGTACTACATGGCCATTAAACGAATTATAGCATTTGGTGATAGTTGGACATATGGCGACGAACTATTAGATCCAAAATTCAGTGCTTATCCAGATAGCGGAATGCGTGATCATTATGATGAAAATAAAAAATATCGGCTAGATCATTGTTATGCTGGATTAGTTGCTAACCATTATGGGCTTGAACTTGAAAACATGGCTTTTCCAGGTAGTAGCCTCGAAAGCATGCGCTGGACACTGCAATGGCTATTAAACAACTCTAGAGAAGAATTAAAAGATACATTGTGGTTAGTAGGATTAACTGACAGCAACAGACAGAGTTGGTTTAATCCGTTACACGAAGTAGGCAGGAAAGACCCACCATGGAATCGACACATGCACGGTACGTGGTTAGCACAGCCTAATTCAGATATTGATGAAAATTGGTTTAAACTTCAAAAACTATGGCTGGGAATGAGCTATCATCGAGAATGGAGTGAATACAACTTCCAGCAAACAATTAATTTATTTGATTATGCGCAGCATACTACTGGCGCTACGGTAATACAGTTTAATGTACTTGAAAATAAATGGACAGTTAACGTGCCTAGTCTAATGTACCCAGGGATGAACTGGCGCAGTATCCTTGCAAGTAAGATAAAAGACCACGGTGATGTTTTTGCCAAAGGCGGGCATCCGAACGAAAAAGGTCATGAAATTATATCGAAACACTTGATTGAACACATAAACCATGCTACACTAATAGCATAATGTTAGACATACTCAGTTACTTGCCTTCTAAGCATAAAACTACTAGTTCAGGATGGATTAGTTTTAATGCTCCGTGTTGTATCCACAACGGTGAATCAGCGGATCGTAGAAGTCGTGGCGGTTTGCGCCAGCAGGAAGATGAATGGAGCTATCATTGCTTTAACTGTGGTTTTACTGCTAGTTTTACACCAGGAAGACCTGTAAGTTACAAAGCTAGGCGCTTTCTCGATTGGGTAGGTGTGGATAGTGTGGATATCGAACGTCTTAACTTAGAAAGTCTTAAACGTAAAAGTTTGTTAGATTTAACAACAAAGCGTAATCAAATACGTCATGTGGATATTGAGTTTAAAGAAACTGAAGTACCGGCAGGTATTGAATTAATTGATCCTGATAATACAGCCCACCAACGATACTTGGACTATCTAGCAAGTCGTAAAATAGTACTAGAATATCCGTTTTTAGTTGATAAAAAACGCGGACCGCGAGATAGAATTGTAGTTCCGTACACATATAAAAATAGAATTGTTGGGCACACATCACGTTATTTAGATACCCGCACACCTAAGTTTATCAACAGTCAGCAACCAGGCTATGTGTTTGGATATGATTTGCAAAAGCCAAATTGGACTAGCGCCATTGTTACTGAGGGTATTTTTGATGCGCTGAGCATTAGTGGGTTAGCTGTTATGCACGACGAGATTAGTCCACAACAAGTACAAATGTTAAAACAATTAAAACGCAGGATTATTGTTGTGCCCGACCAAGACAAAGCAGGCCTGCGTTTAATAGATCATGCTGTTGAAAACAAGTTTGAAGTAAGCATACCTGAATGGCCTGACAATGTTAAAGATGTAAATGATGCAGTAGTAAAATATGGCGTAGTAACCACCTTATTACACATACACAACAATGCTGAAACAAGCAAGATTAAAATTGAAATGTTTAAAAAGCGTTTACAAAGGAAACTAAGTGAGTAAACTTTATGTGTTTGGAGACAGCTATAGTACTCCTCATTACTGTGTTGATCCGCAAGACAGTTTTTGGGGACTTGCAGGAAAGCAGTTAGGTGTAGAACAAATTGTAAACGTAAGTCGACCAATAAATAGTTTTGATAGTGTGTGTCAACTTCTCATTGGCATGCAAAACCAATACGAATACATTTGGAAAGAAGATTTTTTTATAATTGGGGTGCCGCCACTTGAACGAATTTCTATATTTGACGACCACAAAGACACCCAATACTCAAGTACTATTTTTAACAGTGATTGGACAGAAATCCATACTACTATAGAAGCACATAGGGGTATAGTATCGGAACAGGGCCTTGGCGGAGATAAATGGTTAACTATACACAATGATCGTAGTTGGAATGAAACACAAGCACTTAGACAAATATACTTGTTAACAAAATGGTTGGATAGTAATCAAGCAAACTATTTAATTTGTAATCTTGGCAAACCTCTTGACACAGACAATTGGTGGGGGCCTGGTGAATTTGTTCTTAAACATGCTATAGACCATAATAAATGTATACTTTTTGAAAATACCTATTATAGTGTAAATGTAGGTATAAATTTACCACCAGATGCAAGCAGTCCTGAGGACTGGCATGGGCACCATGAAGCAGAAGGAAACAAATTGTATTACGAGACATCACTTAAACATAAAATGACCAAACTAGGAATAAATTAAAAGTATGACCGATTATAGCCATGACGTGCAAAAATTATTTTTAGAAATGATGCTGCAAGATGCACAAAGCTACTTGCGGGTACAAAATATTTTTAATATGGAAAACTTTGATAGAGACTTGCGGGAAGCTGCTGAGTTTATCTACAATCATGCAAATGAACATAAAACACTTCCAGAACGAATACAGATAAAAGCAGTTACAGGTGTTGACTTACAAGAGATACCAGATCTCAATAGCGGGCACACTGATTGGTTCTTAGGCGAGTTTGAAAGCTTTACACGCAGACAAGAACTTGAACGTGCAATTTTACAAAGTGCTGACTTGTTGGAAAAGGGCGAGTATGCACCTGTTGAAAAACTAATCAAAGATGCTGTGCAAATAAGTTTAACAAAGGATTTGGGTACAAATTACTTTGAAGATCCAAGAGCAAGACTATCGGCCCTTAAAGACAACAACGGACAAAACAGCACAGGCTGGGCAAATCTAGACAAACTGTTGTATGGCGGATTTAACAGAGGCGAGCTACAAATTTTTGCAGGCGGTAGTGGCTCTGGTAAGAGTCTGGTTATGCAAAACTTGGCAGTTAATTGGATGGAAGCTGGACTTAACGGAGTTTACATCACACTAGAGCTTAGTGAAGGCTTGACTGCAATGCGACTTGACAGTATGTTAACTGGCACGCCAACTAAGCAACTGTTTAAAGATCTCGATATGGTTGAAATGAAAGTTAAGATGGCAGGCAAGAAAGCAGGTAATCTGCAGATTAAATATATGCCAGCACAAAGCAATGTTAATGACATACGTGCGTTTGTAAAAGAACTTAGCATCAAACAAGGCCAAGAAATTGACTTTATGTTAGTTGATTATCTAGATTTGCTTATGCCAGTTAGTGCAAAAGTTAGTCCAAATGACTTGTTTGTTAAAGACAAGTATGTGAGTGAAGAATTGCGCAACTTGGCACGTGAGCTAAACATTCTGTTTGTAACAGCAAGCCAGTTAAATAGAAGTGCAGTTGAAGAAATTGAATTTGATCACAGTCATATTTCGGGCGGTATTAGTAAGATTAACACAGCAGATAATGTGTTTGGTATCTTTACAAGTAGAGCTATGCGAGAGCGGGGGCGCTATCAAATACAAGCAATGAAAACCAGAAGTAGCAGCGGCGTTGGGCAAAAAATTGAATTAGAGTTTGACATTGATAGCTTGCGAATTAGCAGCATTGATGAAGATGAAAGCAACCAAGGCGGAACACAAGGAAGTAGTATTCTAGCAGGTATTAAAGCAAAAAGTCAAATGGTGCAGAAAGACGTAACCAACAGCATGCCGCAAGAGGCCCCTAAGGTGGTAGCCGATGTACAGAGCAGCAAGCTCAAACAAATGCTAGCAGGAATTAAACAAAACGGATGACCGATATGTGGAAGTGCAGCGAGCCGTATAATACTGTTTACTTAGAGCAAAGAGAAACTGAGTTGCACGTTGCTCCTTGTTGTGTTGCTACGCCCGAGTTGTATGACTACAACGCAACTTTATTCAATCAACCATACTTACAACAAGTACGAGCAGAGTTTGATAATAATAGGATACCAAATGCGTGTGCATATTGTGTAAAAAATGAACAAAATGGACTTACAAGTCGTCGACAGTCAAGTGGACAAGATGAACATGTATATCAACTAAAAAATTTAGAAATACATGTCGGTAATTATTGCAATCTTAAATGTGTTATCTGTAGTAATAAATGGAGTTCATCTTGGCGCAAAGATGCTGCTGCACTAGGTTACAAAACATTTAATAATTTTAAATTTAATCCTAGTGAATTAGTAAAAGACTTAGATACCGATACTGTAGAATGGTTGCATTTTAACGGTGGCGAACCGTTATTTACTGACATACACCAGGATGTACTCAATGGTATATCTAATCCTGAGATATGCACAGTGTATTACAACACTAATGGAACTATCCGAGTCAATGACAGTATGTTTGAACTTTGGAGTAAGTTCAAACTAGTAAAATTGATTTTTAGTATTGACGATGTTGGCGAAAGATTTAATTACCAACGTACAAACGCAGATTGGGCACAAGTTGAAAGTAACATGTTTTGGTATAGAGATGTTGCACCGTCAAATATGATGTTTGGTATTAATCGAACTATCAGTAAATTAAATGTAGATCATCTAAGTGACTTGGATGAATGGTTTGTCAATTGTTTCTCTACAAATAAAGAAGGCGACCAAAATGATTATACTAGTCAAGCTGCAAGCGGCACTTGCGCTATGGATGCCAATGAAACACAGTTCCAAACCTACATTGATAATCTCAACAAACTGAGAACCAATTAGATCTAATGCAACAACTTTTAAAATATACATAAATACTAAAAAGGACAAACAAAGTCATGCAAAAAAAGACTCGAAGCATCTTTGAAGAATTAGATGGTATTTATACTGAGCGTTATAAAAAACTCGAAGAGCGCGAATATGTTGTTGAGACTCGTGCTAGTAATGTTATTGCTAGTGCAGTACGCCTGATGGAACAAATTGAACAGCTATACGATGCCGATCAAGCTGAAAATCTACATCGTAAATTATTAAATGCAATTCGATTGCGTGATCCAAATAAGTTTTCGAGATCGGTAAGGCGCACAAATGAAAAGTAAAGCACAACTAATACAAGAATCCCTGCTAGCAGAGATTGAGTTTTTTAAAAAAGCTGGAAAAGCTGTTTCTAGTGTTGCTACAGGTTTAGATAAACTTAGTAAGTTTAGAAAAACAGTACAAGACTATGATCCATCCAAGCCTAGTGTAAAGAAAACACCAGCAGAGGATCCGCAAGCAGCGTGGGATGCCAAACAAAAAGAAATTGAAGACGCAGCACGTAAGGCTGCATTAAAGAAAAAACTAGGCAAAAGCTCAGCTGACATTGCTCGGTATCGTAAAGAAAAAGCTGAAAAAGCTGCTATTGCAAAAAGTATTTCTAGACAAAAGAAAAAACGCCCTGGCAGCATTGCTACAGGAATTGCAAAGTCGGCACCAGTTGCACCAACACCGGT